CTCAAGCAAAGCTAAGGAGCATGTTCCATCATAATTTAATGTAATCTCTTCAACCTGAAAGGGTTTATCACCCCATGCAGGTGTAGGATGATTTACAGTGACAACATCACCTACGGATAACTGTAGCCCTTCGCTTGTAGTATGTATTGAGCAGCGCAAAGCATTTCTTGATCTGCGTAATATGACTCTTGCTAAGTCTCTTGCAACATAGAAATTGGTACACGTTGGCAAATCCATGTCACTGACTAACAACGTGCCATTATCTTCCGCAAGGAAAGCTGTTTCTTCGCTTGAACCAGCGTCAGGCCATGTTGCAGTGTCAGGCTGATAATCAAGGGTAGGGTTAACAAACTTCACATTGACCCGGTTAAACTTGTTTTCCTTAGATTCGCCAGATATTGATATTCCACCGATGATATTATCAACTGTAAAGGCGTAAACGCTACTAGAAGCTCTGTCAATTCTGAGGCTATAAACACCTTGATTGTAGGGCAAGAATCCTCGACAACCCATTAGCATTATTTGAACATTCTCAAACAAAGTATCATCTGTCTGTAAAACAGCGTTAATATCAAATATTTTTCCGTAAGCTCCACCACTATAGAATTGGACAGTAGAGTCGCAAAAAGTTGCAGAAGAACCAAATGCCACATCATCTAATTTATTGCCAGACAATCCTTTACCAAATCTAGCATTAGACAGGTAATCTCTTATGCAAAGCGAGGCGTTAAGCGAAAACGTCCACGTTGAAGGCGTAGCAAAGCGCTGGTTTGATACACCAAGGCTAGAATCATATCCGCTAGAGGTACTATCTTTGCGTGGATCATATACTTTTCGGCCACTTACTAGCGCGGTAATCTCAGGCACACCAGAAAATACATCGGCATCCCACTTCAATTTAACGGCTACATAAGCCACGCCTCTTAACCGATGGGCAGAAGTCCACCCTGCATTGGCTTGTGTTAGTAAACTGTCATAGGCTTGATTGTCTGCACCAGTATGTACACTTGTAGTGACTAGACCGCTGTATTTTGAGTCGGTAATCGGTATATCGTCAAGATGGATGTCAGTAATAGAATGGACTTCGCCCTCGCACAAGACCAAGCAAATATATAGAAATTCGTTTGGATCGCCACCATTTGAATCTCGCGTAGACACAAATACCCGTACCCCACCTACTCTACGGACTCCATAGATAACACGCAAAGGTTCAACATTAGACTCTTTGTTGATCAAAAGACCCGCCATATCATCGGCGGCTTTTTTGGCCTTCTTCTGAGCCTTCTGAGTCATTACATAAGAAAGGGTTGTAGAGGCAACTACGGCAATAATAATTGCGGTTAATAAACTAATAGCCATTATTTACGGCCCCATTTTAAGTCTTTAATGGATTTAGGGGCAAACTCAAAACCTTTATCACCTGCAAAATACAGTTGCTGGCTATTATGATTAGTACGCCGTCCGTTTTCTTTCTCAAAGTCTTTCCAGTGAGAGGCCATATCTACTGTCACTTTGCTTTCGTTTTCAGTGTCTTCAATAGCATATCCCGTCATAATGCCGTCAAATATTAAGATAGGCGCGCCAATCACCGCATCAGAATCGTTTAAGATTGCGCGATAAATATTAATAGGTACGTCTATATAATTGTTCGACAGAAAGATGGCAACATAGGTCTGGTCAACACCTGATAATGTAAGCGACAGATCATTTACACGCAGTTCCTGACTTTCAGTAACATCACCAACACCAATAAAGTTTGCGCTAGATGCCCAAGTATTGGATAGGGCGGTTACGCTTCGACCCCAATCGGTAATCCGTATAACAGCCGAAAAGTTAATTTGTACAAGCGTAGCAATATTAAAGTTGTCTGACTCTAAAGCTGATAGGGTGGCCGAATTAATTATTCTAGTCATTAAACAGCCTCAATAAAGTCAACGTCATAATCAACTAATGATGCAGATGCAAGAGCGTATTCTTGTATGTCGTTGTTTAGTCTCGCTAGAAACGGCACGTTGTCATAGGTAAGAGCTTCATTATTTGCTACAGCAGCTTGCAATGCAGGTTCAATAGATAAGCTACCATTACCACTACGATCTGCCGTAATCATGTAGACCTTTGCATGGTTAGCAAACTTGACCATATCGCCTGTCTTTAAAACACCTGATATTCCGTCAACAGGAACCGCAGTTGCGCCTACTGCTGTCAGACTTGAGGCCCGAATAGTGCCTGAAGCATTACCTGTCTTACTGCTAATCTCTGGCAGAACAATACTAAAGGTTTCTGCCATGCCCCTTTGACTCATAACAAAAGCTAGAACCGGGGCAAATTCAGATCGAGACAACCTTGAATAGTTAGCCGAAAACTCAAAGCGCTGACCACCGATATTCCGCACCTGAGTACGACCAGATAAGCTCTGGCTCGATAGGTTGTAATAGACGCTTTTAAAGCCTACTGACGCGAAAACGGGTGAGGCAGGATATGTTCCACTCATACGATTGAAGACCTTCCTCTATTGTTCACTGCTTGGTTAATCATGCCGACTATCTGACCTCTGCGAGATTGCAGTAGACGATCAAATCCCGCCGTATCATTAGCCTGTACAGAAAAGTTTACGTTGATGACGTTAGATGAATTTGAATTATCGCCATTAACGGCATTTTTTAGGTTTTCATTAGTAGCTATACGGCCTGACGTACCCATTGTTAACAACTCTGGGCCACGCTCACCAACAAGATAGGACTCTCCACCACGAACCTGACCGCCTAATGCTCGGCCTCCAGCAATAGCCGTACCCGCAATAATTCCCGCAGAAACATAACCCATGCCCAAAATCATATTTGATGCGGCTACATTCATAGGAAATGGCAGTGCCGTCATAGCTTGTTGAGCCGCAACATGGGCATTTATTATAGTTGTCGCTACTGCAATTCCTTTTTGCATCGCAAATAGAATTTTAGCTTCTTTTGATCCTTCTTCCGCAATTGCTGCAAGCTGGCTAACAACGCCAGCCGCACTTGACAATAATTGTTGGTTTATCGCAAGTTTTGCTTCTAGTTGGCTTTGAGCAAACGCAGCTTTTTCTCTTTCTATCCCTTTAAGTGCCTCGGCATGCTGTTTTTCTGAGATTAGCTCCAGATCAAGATGTCGTTGATGCTCTAATTCTAAAGCTTCATGCTTTACTTGCATTGCGTCTAATTCGTTTAGTCCCAAATTAGCCGAATTAGTTGCCGCCTGTACTGCGGCAGCTTTATCTCTTGCTAGCGTTTTAGCGACCTTTATGGCATCTCTTTCTTCTTCTTTTTTCTTTCTGTCTTGTGCTTTAAAGAAGAACATTTCCAGCTTTTCTTCACGCTTTATGGCATCTTTAGCGTCTTTTTGTGCTTGTTTAGCAATTTCCTTGTCTAGCTCAATTTTTACTTTCTTTGCAGCAAGCTCTGCGTTTAAAAGATCAATAGCTTCCTGCTGGGGTTTAGTAGCGTTTAAATATGCTTGCCCTGTTTCGACAATAGCTGTTGCCGATTCGCCCGTTACTCTTATTTCTTCTTTAATTTTGTCAATTAGTTTTTCTGTGTCAGTTCGTAGGTTATCTACCGCCTCTCTTTTTGCTTCAAGCAGTAGTGTGCCGCGCTCAATTTGCTGGTTTAACAAAAGTTGTCGTTCAGTAAATTCTTCGTCTGTTTCTAGGTTCTTTTTCTTTGCTAAAAATCCAACAACAGTAACTCTCTGGCCTCTTTCAAGTTCAGCAGTAAGGTTTGCTAGGTTTTTTGTTCCTTCCTTAATTTCTTCACCCGCTAAAAACCTTTGAAATTCTTGCGATGCTGGCCCTAAACTATCGAAATTAGCGCGCAATTTTTTAGCGTCTTCTCCTAATTCCTTCATTGCCTCGCCAGTTCCGGTCAAAGCTTTAAAAAGCGTTCCACCAACCACAGCGCCAAGGGCAATTAACACTCCAAGGACAGCACCGCCCGGCCCAAAGATAGAAGCAAGTTGCGGCCCCTGTTGGCCTAAGATTATAAATGCATCAGTCCCCATCTGCGCTTGAACCGCAATATCCTGTAGCTGAAAAGAAGCTTGTTGAACAGAACCGCGCATGGCTCTAAATGGGCCACCAATAGCACCTGCTGATTTCCCTACACGTTTTACCGTCTTTTCAGCTTTATTTCCTTTTTTTGTAAGGTTGTCTAAGTTCTCACCTGCAAGTTTAGCGCCATCACTATCAACCTTAATTAGTAGCTCGGCGGTTGTTTTCTCTGCCATGATTATTGCTCTCTTGAATGCAGGGTATCTAAATGACAAACCACATCAACCTCAAAGACGCTGAGATCGCCGTAAATTTGCATATAAGCGTGAATATCGGAGTAAGTAATGCAGTTGGATGAAGCATTTTTAAGGGAAACGAATATTGCCCATAGATATCTTAATTCAGACCTTAATATGGGCGCATCATCCAATTCTTTGGGGTTTCTACCAAGAGATTTAGCAATTTGCTTTAAATTATCTATACGACTGACCGTGGAACCTTTGTCATAACCAGCAGCCCAGAACTGCCATTGAGCAAAGGTCGCTAATTCATCAGTCAGTCCTTGATAAAATTTGTTCTGTCAGCAATGAACTGGTCAATCTGGGTAGCAACAGAAGGCGCATTGATATAAACATCTCTAGCCTTTTCTGGCGTAAATACAATTTCTTCTTTGCCATCATTAAGGCCGCGCCAAGCTTTCGTTACAGATACCAAAAGGTCAATTTCACCGCCTTCTTCTTCATTAATCAGCTTTTTGTGATACGCCCTTACAGCCGTTCTATACGTCTTTGAATCAACACCCTGAAGGGTTATGTAAAAGTCGGTTTCTTTGCCGTCTAACGGGCTTACAATGCGTATTTCAGCGCCTTCTTCGTGCGCCTCTGCGGTATATAGTTGCTGAATATCCATTTGAATCCTCTGTGGTGCGGTAAGTTGGCCTCGGTCTATTAAGCACCTCGGTCTAGCAGATTATTACGCTGGGACTCGCGTAATTTTCATTTGTGACGCATCTGAAGCGTTATACAGGGCAACAAAATCTAAAGTAACGGTAATTGCGCCTGGGCCACTGACTTCTGGGCTACCTGAGTTGTATTTGATGTTAGGCAAAGACACGATATAGTCATTTCCAAGGGCATCGGTTAGCGTAAATACAATCGCAGAGG